GTCGTAGTTGATGACAACGACCGCCCTGGTCTGCGCCTTGAGGTGCAGCTCCTGCGCAGCCTTGCGCCCGGTGACAACAGCCACCGGCACGCTGCTGTCGAGCGCGTTGAACGCGCGCTCCCACACAGTCTTGGCGATGGCTGGGCAGACGACCAGCGCGGGCAGATGCTCAAGCGCAGCGCTTGCTGTGGGCAGCGTCTTACCAACGCGTGGCTGGTCTGCCAGGATACATCGCTGGTTCTGCAGCAGCCATTCGCGTGCGTACTCTTGGTGCGGCTTGAGCTGGACGGCGGGCTTCAAAACGGCGCCTCGCCGAGGTCGCTCATGTCCTGCGGCTGCTCGCCATGCTCAAGCAGTCGGCACTCTTTGCGCGGCACCTTGATTGGCGCGCTTGGGAACGGCCAGCCGTTGTCGATCACCAGGTGCAGGTAGACGTCGTCGCGTCCAACCTCAAGTCCTATCATGCCGTCCATCGTTAACCACGTCTTTGAGCGTTGCATAGCGTTACCTCGTTGTTGTTGAGCCTCAACTGTATCACGCATTTAAAAACTTTAAAAGTTGTGTTACAGTCCTGACACCAGTTGAGTCACGGTGACACATACTGGCACATTGAAAACGTCAAAACAGGAGTAAACGACTATGACGACTAAAGTAGTGACAGGTGAAGTTCGCTTTTCTTATGCCAACGTGATGCGCCCCCGCGTCAACACAATGAATGGCAAAGAGGAGTACAGCACCCAGGTGCTGATCCCCAAGACCGACAAAGAAACCGTCGCCGCCATCAAGGCTGCTGGCAAGGCGGCGCTGCAGGCCAAGTGGGGCGACAAGATACCGGCCAAGGTGCGCAACCCTCTGCGCGATGGTGACACCGAGACCAAGTCCGACGGCTCGTCTCTCGGCTCAGAGTACGCTGGTCAGTACTTCATGACGGTCAAGACCAACGCCGACCGCAAGCCTGGGGTGGTGGACGCCAAGGGCCGTGACCTGATCGACTCGGACGCGATTGTGTCGGGCGACTATGGCCGCGTGTCATTGAACGCCTACGCCTACGACGCCGCAGGCAACAAGGGCGTAGCCTTTGGCCTGAACCACGTCATGCTGGCGCGCAAGGGCGAGCAGCTCGGTGGCGGGCGCAGCAGTGCTGCTAGTGACTTTGGCTTGGCTGCGGCACCCGCCGCTGCTGGGGCTGGTGCTGGCGACATGGCCGGGGACGACGATTGGTAGGCAACCGAGTCCTGATCGGCGCGTACATCAGTCAGGCTGAGGCGCGCCGATTTGCTGCTCAAGCACGCCGACTGGGGTTAACTCGGTCGGCGTTGCTGCGTCTGCTGGTGCGTCAGCTGCTTGCGCAGCCTCCATCGCCTGGCGCTCTATTAAACGCGCCAGAGCCTCCTCCAGGCGACCCACGCTCTCATATAGCGGCCTGACCTTGTTGTGCTTCCAGCGCGACGCCTGGGCGGGCTGTATGCCAGCCTCAGCGCACACGTCTGACATCTTCAGCCCGTGGTAGCGGGCGCGCAGGGATAGGTCTGTTAGGGGGTTCATGGACAGAATTGTAGGCATTTACGTCAAATAACCCCACACTTTAGTAGGGCTTGATGGGTTTGACTGCAATAGGGCATAATTGGTTTCACCAACTAACTCAAGGAGACACCGACATGGGACGACACACTTACTACCCACCGCTACCCAAGCCATACCGCCGCCGGTCTAAACTACGCGGCTGGTTGATTGACCTGACGGCTGCAGCTCTCATTGCCGCGCCGTTAATTTACGGCACCATGGAGTGGTTGCAATGAGGTTTGGTTCTGTATGCAGCGGCATCGAGGCCGCAAGCGTTGCGTGGCACCCGCTGGGCTGGGAGGCGGCTTGGCTGTCCGAGATCGAGCCGTTCCCATCGGCGGTGCTGGCGCACCACTACCCCGATGTGCCCAACCTGGGCGATATGACCGCCCTGCCTGACCGCATCAGGTCGGGCGAGGTCGAGGCTCCCGACCTGTTCTGTGGCGGCACACCGTGTCAGGCTTTTTCTGTTGCTGGTTTACGCAAGTCATTGGACGATGATCGGGGCAACCTTTCTTTAACCTTTTGCGAGATAGCAGATGCAATTGACGATGTTCGACGACCCGCTGGACAGCAGCCAGCCATCATCTTTTGGGAGAACGTCCCAGGAGTCCTCAACACCAAAGACAACGCCTTCGGGTGCTTTTTGGCAGGGCTTGCCGGTGAAAGCCTACCGTTACTCCCGGCAGGGGGGCGATGGACAAACGCAGGTTGTGTGCTTGGCCCCCAAAGAGCAATCGCGTGGCGCGTCCTCGATGCCCAATATTTCGGAGTGGCCCAACGCCGCCGCCGTGTGTTCGTTGTCGCAAGTGCTAGAGACGACTTCGATCCCGCAGCGGTTCTTTTTGAGTTCCAAGGCGTGCGCCGGGATATTGCGCCGAGCCGAGAGGCGGGGAAAGCAGTTGCCCCCACAGTTACAAGCGGCGCTCCATTCAGTCGTACAGGAAACGAAAGAGTAGAGACTGAGGCTATCGTCGCCCATGTCTCAGATATCACATCGTCACTTTGTGCCGCAGATGGCCCCAAGGGGGTGTCTGACCAATATGCCCATGAAGGCAAGTTAATCGCTATGGCCCACGGGCAGGGTGGAGCTGAGATTGCTGAAGGCTACGTACCTACGCTGACCTGCGTGCATGAGGCTCCCATCGCCGCCTACGCATTGCAAGGCGCGGGGCATACATCACAAAATTCACAAGGAAGCGGCTGGAATGAGGAAGTCAGTTTTACACTGAACTGTATGGATGTACACGGCGTGGCGCAGCCTGTTGGCACAGATGTCTACAACGGGAACCTCACTGGAGACATCGCCGCCACAATGGGAACGCCAGGCTCCAGCATAAACGCCAGCGGGCCAACCGTGATGGTCAACATGGCAGTCCGCCGACTCACCCCCACCGAGTGCGAGCGCCTACAGGGATTCCCTGACGGGTACACAAACATCCCATGGCGCAAAGCCGATGACTCACCAGACGGGCCACGTTACAAGGCGCTGGGCAACTCATGGGCGGTGCCGGTGGTGCGGTGGATTGGTAGCCGGATACAGGAGTCACTCAAATGAACGAACCAGTAAACAACAGCGACAAGGAATTTTACGAATGGATAGTAGATACCAGCCGGAGGCAGATGGCGGTGCCGCACCTGGAGGTGTGGCGGGCGGGGTACCAGGCGGGAATGGCCGCCGTATTCGCAGCTCTGGAAGATTCGTTTCTCAATCAGCCATCGCCCAACGAATAATCGCTTACATAGAAGCGAATCCAGGCGCGAATGGCCAGGAGGTTGTTGAGCACTGCTACTGTGGCAAGCGGTACGCGTACAGGGTCATCAACAAAATGCGCAAGATGAACCTCATCCACGTCAGCGGCTGGATCACGACCAACCCGACCGGGCCATACGTGCGACGCTTCTCGCTTGGCCCTGGGGCTGACGCACCAAAGCCAAGGTCGCTGACCCGCGCCGAGATCATGCGCCGCCACCGCGACCGTATGGAACCAATCGAGCGCGACCTAGAAAACGTCAAGAAAAAAACACGCCGCCACAAGGTCAAGGTTGACCCGCTGATGACGGCTTTCTTTGGGGGTAAGGTATGAAACCAGCAGAGCAGATGACTCACGCAGAAAAACTTGAAGCGCTTGAGACGCTGCAGCATTTCATTGAGTCAGCGGTAGAGTCAGAGCAGGATGAGCCAGCTGAGTTTAAGTTGGAGACCGAAAAAAGGATTGACCTGATATTGGTTAATCTCAAAGAGCTGCTTAACGTCCAAGGTAATTCATGATGCCGTCGAGCCACTGCTGATTGGTTTGCTGGATTGGCTTGGCTCTCATAAATGAGTAGGTATCACCGCTCTCTGGTCTACCCTCTACACGGCGCTGTCTGTACCAGTCGGGGAACATGATTTCCCTTGGTATGGATTGGTCAAAGCCGCCCATGTATTGACCACGCAGCTGCGAGTCGTAGGTTTTGTGTGGCGTCACTGGGTTGAGCACCAAGTCAGCGCCGGGTGACATTCTTCCAATAGCCAAACCGCTGGAATACATAGGCTCATTCAACAGCTTGGGGTCTGTCAGCGCCCAGCGCGTATAGGCAATGTTGGGGAAATTAGCGTCTTGGAATTTGTCCAGCTGCATCCTATCGACAAACGCAGTTCTCAATGCACCATTGGCCTCAAGCTGTGCGCGCGACTCTGGATTGCCAATGCCTTTCCACTCTGGCCGCACCGCTCTCAACTCTTTGTCAAATTCCTGCATTGCCTTTTTTGTAATCTTGCTGTTCTTGATTTGCTCAAACAGAGCATCAGCCATCATTACGTTGTAGTCCATGGACAGTGGCCCCATGGCAGAGTAGACGCCATAAACGTCACCAGAAAAATCGCCAGCAGCTTTGTTAATTCTGTTTTGCAGTGCTTGAGCTGCGCCCTGATTGGACGCCCAGACCGTGCCCTCCGGCGAG